CTACGCACGTAGGGTCAAAGAGCCGACGGCTTTCGGACGAGGGTTCGATTCCCTCCGCCTCCACATAGAAGTTGCCGTATCCATTGAGTGTTTCTCCTGACGTAACACCGACGTAACAGCGACCGCGCTCCCCGAGGGCAGCAGCCCCTCGGGGAGGGTGAGCTTGAGCATCGCGACCTGCTCGCACAGCACGTGCCAGGGCGGCGTGGTGTAGGCATCCACGATGTCGCCTTCGGGCCCGTGGGTGACCCAGCGGAGCAGCTCCTTCCGCGCTCCATCCCCAATTGCCAGGGAGATGAACGTCCGACGGGCATCGTGCTGCCGGCGGCGGCGCAGGCCCAACAGTTCGAGGTCCTCCAAGAGGCGCTTGTAGCTGGAGGACGAGCTGAGCAGCCCGCCATCCACGGACGGGACGATGAAGTCCTCGGGTTCCGGCGGGCGGCCGTACTGCCGTGCCCACCCCTCCGCGTGCCAGGCCGCTAGGAGTTGCGCCAGGGCAGGGTGGACGGGCACCTCGCGCACCACGCCCGTCTTCGTCGCCGCCTTCAGCACCTTCCGCTTCGAGGCATAGCTGGTGTCCACGACGAGCTTGCCCAGCGGGGTGGTGCCGGGCAGGTAGTCGCGCCACCGCCGCGGGCTGATTTCGTTGACCCGCAGGCCGCCCAGGTTCTCCAGCGCGTAGAGGACGCGGTGCCGCTCCGGGAGGCGCTGGTCAGTGACAAGCATCAGCACTTCTTCGCGCGTGAACACCGCTTCTCGACGCCACGTCGGGTCTCGGTCCAGCTTCTTCGGCAGTTCCCCGCGGCGCTGCTTCAGAACGCACGGCGTCGCCGCGATGAGCTCCTCCGTGAGTGCGTCGCTGAACATCACCCGCAGCGCACCGTAGATGTGCAGGATGGTGCGAGGGGCGAGCTTCCTCTTGCCCTGCACAGTCTTTTTGGCCTCCAGCGCTCGGACGAGCTGAAGGACATGCCTGGGCCGCACCTCACTCAGGAGCATGTCGCCGATGAGTGGGAGCGCGTGCTGCAGGCGGTCTTCGTCGGAGTCTGAGGAGGCAACCCCCCTCGCCCGTCGCTCGTTCAGCCAGCGCTCGGCGTACCGCCGGACGGTGATGGGACCCAAGCCCGCACCCGCGAGTCCGCTCTCCTTCTCCGCGCGCACCTTCCGTTCAATGGTCGCCAGCAGCTTGCGCGCCACCGTTTCGTCCTTGCTCTTGGAGGACTTGTACCTGCGAACACCTGTGGCGTCGTAGAACCAGACCCACCAGAAAGGGGAGTCGGCGCGCTGGTAGATCTCCCCGCTCATCAGCCGGCCCGCCCGAGCGCCTTGTCCGCCAGCCGTTCAATATCGACGTCGGACGTCGCCTCTCCAGGCTCCCGTGCCATCACCTCCAAGAGTTGTCGCCGACTGACCCTCACGTTGCGGCCCTCGCCGTACCGCTTCAGTGTCCCGTCGCGGAGCCATCGACGAATGCTGGTGACGCCGTAGCTCACGAGCGCGGCGGCCTGGGTAACGGTGAGGAGGTCTCCTGTTGTCCCGGGGGCAGCGCTCAACTCCTCGCGGAGCACCCTCCGGATGATGCTCTCCAGCTGTACTTCGGTCATCGAACTCCCCCGCTCGGACGATACTGAACAAGATGATAGGTCGAGAAGATGAGCAACGACCCTAGAGGTCGAAGCCTCGTCCGCAGCTGTTCGCAGGCATTGGCGTGCTCCCAGCCACGCGCGCGTTGAGCAACTCCCGCGCCAGCGGCGTGCAGAAGGGCACTGATGTCAGGTCGTCTCATGAAGAGACATGCGTCTCGCTCGCGAGACGGCACGGATGCCGAGACGCTGGGGCTGGCGTTGGCGTTGGGATGGTCGTCGTGCCCTGCGTGACCCATGCGAACCCCACCCAGAAACAAAGAGGTGCTCCGCCGACGGACCTAAGAAACGCCGACGGAGCACCGGAGGGCGGGTGTCCCGACATCACTCGGGTGCACCGGCCTTTTCTGGTAGCCGGCCGCACGAAGGCGGAGGCCAAGCTCGATTTGGGAGGCGATCCACCGCTTAGGTCACTGCTTCAGCGGACCGCTGGAACTACGCAATACCTCAAAAGGGGTAACACCAGTCAGGCAGCCGCGCAAGTGGGCATCTCGCGGAAGACGGGCGCACTACATGCCGGCGGGGCGGTAGCACTTGCCCTTGTGCTCATACTGCTTGTCGCCGCACGGAGCTTGTCGGTCGGTGGCAACCCAACACGCCCCGTTGATCAGTCGCTCGCTGGCATCGGGGTCGCAGTCTTTCGTCTTCTGGCCCTTGAGTGGGCGCTTTGGGACCTCAATCGACATTTCGGGCGCATCAGGCGTCGAGGCCGCGAGAACGAGGCCAATGGGCACGTGCGGTGGTCGCGCCGGCGTCGGCCCCGAGGCTCCGCTCGGCATCATGATGGAGCCCAGGATGGCGGCGCCCGCGAGGACGACGGATACGTAGCCGCTCGTCAGCGTGTTGCTCCAGGTCCGTGCGAGCACCCGCCGGGCTCTCCTCCAGTGCCTGCGCGAGCGCAGGATGGGACCGCGGGGCCGAGCTGGGGCGCGAAGGTGCGCCATGGTGGCGGCCAGTTCGCTGCGCGTGCAGGTGGACTGCACCATCGCCTTGGCGAGGCTCAAGGCGCCCTCCGCGACGCGCGCCACGTCCGCGTCGGATGCGTCCTCCGACACGTTGGCCAGCCGGACACGGACGCGCGAGGGCGCATCCTCCGTAGCTGCTCGCGCGGAGACGACCATGTCCACGTCCACGTCCGGGTGGAAGTCCGGGTTCCGTCCCGTGGCATGGAGGTCGAGCGACGGGGCGCCCGTCTTCGCGTCGCGCACCTGGTATAGGCGGCCCAGCAGGATGCGCCGGTAACGGCGGATGATGATGTCGAGCGGTCGCTCATGGCTTCCCGCGCGCGAGGCCTTCGTGTTGCTGCCCCCACTGCGCAAGGACACCGACACCGGGCCCCGCCAGATATTCTCCGCCTGCCGCATATGCCGCCTCGCGCGTGGTCGCCTGATGTCGTGGTGGTCGGATCCTCTCCGAGGGACCGAACACGCCAAAATGTATCCCATACGGGATTCAGGTCAAGAGGCTTGGGTTGCGAGTGGGATTCAGATGGGGATACAAATGGCGCCCGCATACGGAGGTGCCGATGCTGTTCGAGCCCGAAGAAGAGAAGTTCGACGACCAGTTCAGCATGCGCGCCCCTGCCTCTCTTGGTGAGCGCGCGAAGGCCATGAAGGAAGCGGAGCGGCTGCGCTCCGTTAACAGCGCCCGCGTCAAGGCGATGCTCCTAGGCTTCAGCGTGTACGACTGCCTCTCGAAGCATTCCGACACTGTGCGTTCGCTGGCGGCCAGCGAACGGCTCGGGCCCGACGAGGTTGCGGTCCGGCTGCTGGAGGAAGCCCTCGCGGCCCGGGAGAAGAAGCGGCGGTAGATCCGGCGTCGCCCCTTCCTCTGCGGAGGAGGGCTGATGCGTCACCGCCGACCCAGGAAGCCGTCACCCGAGCTGCAGCGTCACCGGCAGGTCCGCGCGGACTACCTGCGCGACCTCGCCCGGATCCAGGGCAAGGCCGACCCGAGCCCTCCGCCGCCGCGCGAGCTACCCCCCGAGGAGCTCTGCCCCACCTGCGGCGGCCCGACCTTCGTCATGAGCTACGGCCGGGTGTGCAGCCTGGGACTGCATGACGGCTGAACGCTTGTCAGGTGCCAAAGAGGACAGGGGCCGTGCTACGGCTGGGCACTCTTCGCCTGGAGGGGGCATGTCCCGCGTTGTGGTAGTCGTTGCTGTACTGGCTGTCGGTTGCTGCGTGATGTCGTGTCGGCCGAGCGAACGCTCCAAGTACCTCAAGCGCACCGATGTCTCGTTTGAGGAGCTGCAGGCCGTCAGGCTGCGGCGTGTCGAGGTTGGCATGCCACAGGATGCAGTTCGCGCTTCGTGGGGGAAGCCCTGTGAGTCCAAAACCGAGACAACCGCCGAAGGACAGAAGGCTCGATGGATGTATTGCTCGAAGTGCCCACGTCGCGTCCGCGAGTTCCTAACCGAGGGCAACCAACCCGTTCAGTGCGCGGGCGAGAAGCTGGTGACCTTCCGCGATGGGCGAGTGACTGAAATTCGGGAGTAATCCTCACGCCTCCTGGCGGAACCTCACGCCGTCGAGGTTGAACTCTGACGTGCTGCCGGAGATGGGCGTCACGGCGCCGTCGGAGGTGACGCGCACGCGGCCGAAGAGGGTGCCGCAGTCCACCAGCAGGTGCTGCTCATTGAGGGGGCGGTAGCCGACCGGCAGCACGAAGGCCGCGCTCCCCATGGTGCCGGACCGCATCGCGCCTCCCAGGACGACGTCCCCGGCGATGTTCTTGTAGAAGTTCGGGTTTCGCGGAGCGCCGACACCTACCCAGCCAGAGGCGGCAATCATTACCGCTTGCTGATAGTCCGGTGGGCGAGGCTGGAACGTCACTCGCGCCGAGTCCACGTGGCAGGTGTACGCCTGCGCGGTGCTCTTGCCGACGAAGAGCTGCGCATACCGGGCAGTGCCTGGCGCCGTCATCGTGACGCCGCGGCCCAGCTCCTGCCACGAGCTGCCGTTGAGCTGGAGCTCGTCCACGACCACGGCCCCGGCGAACCCGAACGTATCGGTCAGCCAGCGGATGAGCAGGATGCCTTTGAACGTGGGGTTTGAAATCGACTCGCTCCCCCCTCGCACCATCGCACTGGCGGCAATCAGGTCCCCGGGGCGGATGGCAAACACCTGCGACGCCAGCAGCGTCGCCGCCAGCGTGGGCGCGAGCCAGACGGAGCGGACACCGGAGTAGATGGCGGAGCCTCCAGCTCCATCGAATGCGTCCACGTTCCACACGCCACCCGAGACACCCCAGCCATCCGGCGGCGAGTCGGGGTTGCTGAGCGCCTCGAAGTCCGCGTTGAGCGGCAGGATGGCGTACGTCACGGTGGGCAGGAGCATGGACGGCGCGACGTACCTGGGCGCCAGCGTTACCTCCGAGCTGGTCGGGCCCGCGTTGCCCTTCACATCGCGAGGGATGACGCGTGCGTAATACGCACGGCCCGCCACCAGGTCAGCCACCTCGAAGCGCGTGGCACGGCTGTTCGCCCGGTACGTGGCCGCCGACGGCGTGAAGCTGGGCGAGCTGCTGATGTGCAGCTCGTAGGAGTCCCAGGGCGTGCCGTCCGCCGCGGGGGTCCACGCGAGGCTGAAGCCGTTGACGGTGTTCGTCACCGTCAACCCGCTCGGCGCCGCCGGCCCCGTGAAGGGAGCGGACGGCGCGACGCCAGGACGCGCGTCGCGCTCCATCCACTCCGCGCGGCTCGTGCTGGGGCGCCCTTGGAGATGGAGCGTCGTCCGTGCCTCGCCGTTGGTCGCGCACTCGAAGTCAGCGGAGACGATGCCCAGGCGCTGGGCCGCGTCGAAGTGCACGCCATCCGGCAGCACCTGCACCAGGTCCGCCTCCTGGAGGTACCAGTGAATGCCCGGCAGCGTCGGCGACATGCTGAGCGCCGACTCGGACAAGTCCGCGATGGCCGCGTCCGCCAGACGCTGCGCCTCCGCCTGGGTGTCGATGAGCGAGGACGCGCCCTCCGCCACCTGCATCCACCGGCGTCCGTAGAGCGCGACGCTGGTGGCGCTGGTCGCCGTCACCGTCTTGCGCTTCTTCGTGCCGGTGGCGTCCTTGTCGGCCTTGTCGGAGTAGACGACCTCCACCACGTTGCGGATGTGCTCCAGGTTGCGCTTCAGCTCGCCCAGCTCCAGCACGTTGTCCGGGCCGAAGGTGGCCACGGGCGTGTCCGTCAGCCGGTCCGGCGACCAGAGGGTGAGCGCGAAAGCGCCCGCGTCCTCGCGCCAGCGCATGCGCACGTCCCAGCCAATCTGCCCCGCCAAGAAGCGCACCGCATCCAGGAGCGGCTCCCGCTTCTGGATGTAGGGCCCGCGCACGCTGCTCGGGTTCACGGGCGTGTAGAGCCCGTAGCTGCTCATGCCGTTGTCGTTGAGGATGGACTGGATGACGGACTGGACGGGCGTGCCGGCGGTGCTGCCGTACTGGCGCTCCACCTCCGCCCAGGTGTCCTGTAGCAGCCCGCCGAGGTCGCGCCCGGTGACGCGCAGTTCGTCCCCGCCCGCGTCCACCTCGTCGATGCGGCCGCGCCACACCTCGCGCCAGCTGCCGCTGGGCACGTGCGCGCGGCGCGTGTCCAACGGCACCGTCGCCACCTCGATGCGGAGATACGCACCCTCGCGAATCAGCGGCTGGAAGGTGCCGCCCGCCGTGTTGTGAGCGCTGCCCACGACCAGCGGTGAGAGGCTGAGGCGCTTCCCGTCGGGCCCGTTGCGGACGACGGTGACGGTGGCATCGGACACCGGCGCCTCGATGCTGTACGACCAGCTCGCGCCCAGCAGGTAGTCCCCGGCCAGGAGCGTGGAGAGGTCCGTCCACGTGGCGCCGCGCTGCACGAGCACGCGCAGGTGCGAGGCGAAGCCTGCGGGACAGGAGATGGCGGCGGCGTCAGCCGCGGAGAGGGAGCGCATGTCAGATGTCTTCCGGTTGCTGCATCAACTCGAAATCCATGTACTGGCCCTGCACCCGCGCGCCGTCCTCGTCGTACTCCACCGCCTGCGCGTCACCCGCCTGGCCCAGCACGCGGCAGGGCCCGGGCAGTCCGGTGCCCGCCGCGGTGTGGTACGGCAACGGGCCGAAGGGCGCCGTCGCGGTGGCCCACTGGGGCACCCACGCGGCCGGCACCGTGTAAGGCAAATAGATGAGGTCGCTCACAGCGACGTCGGCTGCGGCGCTCACGGTCAGCACGCCTTCGCCAATCGAGACGAAGAGCCCCACCTCGCCCTCCATGTCATCGACGATGCCCAGCTCGCTGCCGTTGATGTGGAGGACGTCGGGCTGGAAGCGCGCGACAACGTGACTCCATGGACCAGAAACACCGGCGCGAACCCAGAAGCCGACGGTGCAGTCCGGGCGGGCGCCTACCACCCACGCCACTTCCTCGCCGGGGTTCAGAAACATTGCGCCATAGCCCCAGCGTCCTGCGATGGCGGTGCCCGCCTGTGGCACGCCGTTGAGGCTGGAAGCCACCAGCCCCTTGCTAGAGGTGAAGGCGTTGACGGTCGCCGCCGCGAAGTCCCAGCTGTGCCCGTCGCCGTCGATGAGGCGGCGCAGCGCCTGCGCTTCGGTCATCGGCATGAGTGGCGTGCCGGCGGACCAGGTGTAGACGCGCGCCCGGGCACCGCTCTGCGCCCAGCCGCGGAACGTCCGCACACGCGGGCCCAGCAGAGTGGGCTTCTGCGTGAGTCCCTTGGCGGCTGAGCACCGCACCTCGATGCCGCTGAGGGTGAGATAGGCCATGCCCCATGAGAAGGGGCGGGCCAGGCGCTACGTGTACCGGGAAGAGACGGGGGCCGTCGTCCCGTAGAGACGGATGCCGAAGCGCCGCTGAATGTCCTCGGCGCGCTTCTGGGCCTCCTCCATGGCCTCTTCGATGTCGAAGCCAGTGATGTTGAAGATGAAGCCGAGCGGCGAAGCGCGCGACGTCTCCGGCGCCGTCACCGTGTCCCCACCCGAGGGCGACGGCGGAGGCGTGGACGGCGCCGGCGCGGCGCCCCCGGTGGACGTGTTCGGCCCGTCCTGCTCGTCCTGCGAGTCGAAGCGCCGGAGGGCCACCTTCCACAAGTCAGGCACGTTGGTGAGCGCCTCGTTCACGTCCTCAAGGGCATCGCGGTTTTTCAACACTTCGGCCGTCTCCTTCGCCTTGGCCATGGCCGCGTCCCACGTCAGGCCCTCCAGTTCCTGGATGCTCCGAGCCAGGGACTCCGTGTCCACCTTCGCGGACTCCATCGAATTGGCCCACCCCTTGAGGAAGCCCAGCGGATGCGCGCCCAGGATGCTGATGTCGCCCAGCTTCCTGAACACCCACTGCACCGCGCTGACGATGCCGTTCCACGCGGAGCCCAGGCCCTTGATGACGTAGAGGATGGCGATGGCCACGTAGCGCAACACCTGGAATAGGCCCTTGAGGACGTTGTCGAGGAGCCACGCCGTCGCCTTGCCCACTGCTTGAAACGCGGGCGCGAGCATCCTCAGCACCATGCCCACCAGGACGATGATGGGAGCGATGGACTCCATCGCCTCGCCCATCGCCTCCATCGTCGGCTGCACGACCTCCACGACCACGGACACCAGGTAGCCGACCGCGCCCATGACGGTGTCGAGGCCGGTGGCGGCGGCGCCGAAGAGGTCCTTCAACATCTTGATGATGCCGTTGAGGACATCGATGGCCTCGGCCATTTCGTCGGATCCCATCACCAGCTCTCCGATGGCAGCCAGGAGCGCGCCCCACCATCCGCCGGCCTCGAACCCCTTCTTCGCGGAGTCGATGATGCCGCTGATTTCCCCGAGGCGTCCGAGGAATCCGTAGAGCAGGTCCGCCTTCGCAGCAGCTGCAGCGGCGGCGGCTTCCTCGGCGGCCTTGCGAATGGACTCAGCGAGGGCCTTGGCGTTGTCCTCCATCAGCTTGGCGTAGGCTGCCATGGCCGGAGAGCCCAACCCGCCGCGCAGGCGCTCCGCGAAATGCTCTGTTCCCTTGTGCCCTGCGGCAGACACCTCAATCCCATTATCGTCCGCTGCGCGCAGCTTTGCTTTGGCGTCCCCGTCGAAGAGCGAGTCGAGCAGGGACTTCAGCTCGCTCATCTTGCCCGTCCACTCCTCCACCGTCTTCGAGTTGAGGACCGCCGCGACCAGGTCCTTGATGCCAGAGGTGGCGTGCTCCAGCCCGAAGCCCACCGTGTCCTTTACGGCTCCCGCAGCCTCCTTCGCCCCGTCGGCAGCCTTCGTCGCCAGGAGCACGGCCCCCTTGTTCAACTCCGACGTCGCCTTGTCGAGACCCTCGGTGGCGGCAGACTTGACGGCGCCCAACGCGGCCTTGATGTCCTCCTTGAGCTTCTTCCCCGTGAGGTCCTCCATCGGCCGCAGCGCGCCCGCGATGCCGTGCATCTTGGCTGCCTCGGCAATGGGACGGAGGATGCGGGCGGTACCTCGCACCAGGAAGGCGACGAAGTCGAGAGAGCGGTCCACCATGGCCTCGACAGTTCCAGCCACTGCGCTGAAGGCGAGGCGGAAGATGTTCGCTAGCCTCGTGCCCAGGTCGCTCAGGCCAGCCATCATCTCGGAGACGGACTGGGCCATCGAGCTCCAGGCCTCCTTGGCCAGGTACTTGATGTCCCCCCATGACTTGTAGACGCTTCCGACGAGCAGAGCGATGCCCGCAAGCGCGGCGACGACGGCCAGGATGGGGATGGCGGCAGCCGCGAAGCTGACGGCCATCCGCCCAACGCTGCCGAGGAGGGACGGGACGGACGTTGTGAAGTCCGCCACTGCGGAGCCCAGCCCTCCGACGCCGGACTTCATGCCGGCCAGCGCCTTGCCGATGTCCACCTGCGCCAGCGCTTGGAGGGACTGAAGGGCCTTGCCCGCGCCCACGCCCAGATGGGTGAAGACGGGCAGGACGGACTTGCTCATCTCCAGGAAGATGCCGAACCCCTTGAAGAGGCCCTCCATGGTCCCCGCCAGCTTGCCCACGGCGCCGATGCCGAGGCCCATCCCGGCCACCCACGCGGCCATGCTGGCCACTCCTCGCTTCGTTTCGGGCGAGAGGGATTGGAGCTTCGCCACCACCTGCTCGATGACGTGGGCGACCTTCTTCACCAGGGGCGCGAAGAGGTCCCCGAGTTCGGCGGCGAGCGTGATGAGCAGCGCCTTGATGTGCTCGGTCTGCTCTTTCATCGCCGCATTGGATTCGGCGGCGGCCGCAACGGCGGCGGCGATGCCCGCGGCGACGACGGCACCGATGTTCCCGATGGGCTCGGTCGCCTCCTTCACCTGCTTGGTGACCTTCTCCGCGTGCTTCACGAGCTTGCCCAGCGACGCCACGGCCTCGCCGATGGTCGCGGTGACGGCGACGTAGAGGTCTCCAACCTTCAGGGCCACGGCATGACTCCAGGACTGCTACCGCTTCGGCGCGGGCCTCGGGCCGAAGCGGTAGACGGTGGTGTTGGTGGTAGGGCCGCTCGCATGCGCCCGGGTGGGCGACGCGGCGGAGTGCTGAGGGTTCTGGACGCGGCGGTCGAACTCTTCGCGCTCCAGCTCGCTGTACGCGAGCAGGCGCACGATGTCGGACCAGGGCCAGGTGCTCACCTCTGCCGGCGAGCGGTGCATCATCTTCGCCACCCCGTAGATGGCATTCAGCTCGGGGTGGCTTCGGAGTTTCCCTTTTCCTCCTCCACCGTCTTGCCGCCGAAGCTGGACGTGAACGCCGTCGCGGAGTCGAGGAGCCACGGCTCCAGCTTCACGGCCTCGAGGTCCTCCCGGCTGCCCAGTTCGAAGACGCGGCGCCGCCCGCCCGGGTGGTACAGGCAGGCGATGGCGACGCGGGCCAGGAAGTAGATGCCGGCGTCCTCGCTGGTGGGGTTGCGGTCCGCGTCGATCTCCCCAGCCTCCTTGCTCAGCTTCAGCACCAGGGTCTTGTCTCCGGCCGACGGCTCGCAGAGGTCGTAGTCGGCGCCGTCGATGACGAGGCGCTTGATGAACTTCCGGGCGGTGCCAATGGGCTTGCGGTAGACGGGTGTCTCGCTCATGTCTGTCTTCTCCGAGAAGAGTCCTGCGGTGGAACAGAAGGGGCGGCTACACCTTGACGGGGGCGCCCTGGCCGGTGAGCGAGCACGTCAGCTTGTCCACGTCGGAGGACGGGCCGCCGCTGTCGAAGGACATGACCCTCACCGCGTACCGCACCCCGCGCTGGCCGGCGGTCGCGTCCTCGTCCTTGATGACGTGCAGGTAGCCCACCTGCCCGGAGAGCATGTGCGTCTCCATCAAGTCCTGCGCGGCGTTGCCCTTGATGCGGTGCCCGCTGACGTTGAGGGTGAGGCCGCGCAGCGTGGCGAGGTTGCGCTTGAATCCGTCGCTGCCGAAGTAGTTCGCGTCCACGCTGTCGACGGCCGTGGCGACGCTGCACTCGCTGATGCCGTCCAACTCGGTGGCGGGCGCCTCGACGGTGCCGTCCTCCAGGTTCACGAGGGTGGCCGTGGGCGTGGCGGTGAAGTGGATGCGCTGCGCGTAGAGGACTTCGGGCTCTCCAGCCATGACTCAATTCCTTTCACTTCGGGGGGAACATCTCTTTCAAAGCCTGCTCAAGGGCCGCCTTCACACCCTTGCGGCCGATGGTGCGGCTGCGGCGGAAGGCCTTCTTGAGGAAGTGCGGCTCCGGGTTGACGATGTCCCGGTCCCAATGCACGCCCTCATGGATGGCGCCGGCGGCGTGGTGCGCATAGCCCGCCACCCAGGTGACGGAGAGGCGCCGGTCCAGGTGGTACTCGGGCCCGTCCAGGAAGCCGGTCTCCGCGAGCGGGCGCTCCGAAGGCATCTCGTTCCCGTGCTCGTCGTACTCGACGGAGCGGTCCCCGCGCGGCACGTCGAACAGGGAGAGGTCCAGCGCGTGGCGCACGGTCGCGTAACAGGGCTTCTCCAGCTTGCGCAGCACGCGCTGCGGCTGCTGGCGCAGCTTGAGGAGCGGGGCGAGGTCGAGCTTCACGCGGACGGGCATGTCCCATGAGAAGGGGTGGCCGTCCGGCGTCAGGCCGCATAGCTGAGGGTGATGGTGAAGACGAAGCGGTGGCGGTGGTTGCCGTCCTCGCCCAGGTACGCGGGCTGCCCCTGCGCGCGGCAGGAGACGTAGCTGGGCACGGCGGCCAGGTGCAGCGCGCTCCAGCAGCGCCGGGCCAGGGCCTGGGCCTCCAGGTACGTGAGGCCGCGCACCAGCACCTGGACGTCCGGCTGGAGGTAGCTGCGCCCCGTGCCCAGGTAGTCCTCGGGCGCGTCGCCCGGCACCTCGCGCACGGCCACCGCCTGGGGCGGCGCGGTGGCGGGCAGGGGGCCCGTGTAGAGGCTGGGCGGGGACGACGTCCGGGAGACGCCCAGCGCGGCCGCGTCCAGCACCTGGACCACGTGCAGCTCGACGTCGTGCAGCTCGGCACCCATCAGACGTACACCTCGTAGTGGTCCGTCTCCCCGCGGATGTTGGGGCACGGGGTGACACGCAGCGGCCGGCGCCGCGTGTTGAGGTCGCCCGGCGTGGTGCCCGGCAGCCAGAGGGCATCCCCGGGCTTCACCTCCACCGTGGTGAAGAGGACGGCCTCCGAAGTGGCGTCGGTGCCGTCGGAGGTGACGAGGCGCTTCGTGCTGCCCTCGTAGCGGCAGGCGTGCTCGGTGGGCGCGGAGAAGTCCTCCTGCCCGCGGTCGTTGACGCCCAGCAGCCGCGCCAGGCCGAAGCGCTGCTTGAGGCGGTGGCCCAGCAGCATCACGCCGCTCCCTGGCGCGGGCGGCGGTACCGGGCCACCAGGCGCCGCGCGCGGGCGGGCACCGCCGGCAGCTGCCCGTCTTCGTCCGTGGCGCGCGTCAGGGAGGTGCCGCCAATGGACTCGGAGACGGCCTCCTCGGCGCCGTCCCCGTGCACCAGCGCGCCCACCACCATCTGCGCCGCCAGCTGGAGGTCCGCCGGCAGGTCCACCTGCAGCGCGGTGTCCAGGGCGGCCTGGCCGGGCGTCACCCAGCCCGCGTCGTAGGTGACGACGAGCTCGCCCGTGTCCTCCACGTGCAGCGGGGTGGAGGAGACGCCGGGCGAGTAGCGGCCGGTGAAGGGCCACGCCTCGCCGCGCGCCAGCACCCGGCCCATGACGGCGGACTCCAGCGCGTACGCGGCGGCCGGCAGCTCCACGCCGCACACCTCCACGCGCGTCACCTGGCGCACGCCCCCGGAGCGCAGCCAGAGGTAGCGCCCGCCCGCGCTGGCCACCGACTCCACCACGCCCATGCGCCGGTGAAGCGGGTAGCCCACGTGCGCGGCCAGCGTCAGGGACGCGGCGGTGATGAGCAGCGGCAGGCGCTCGGGGTCGGCCGCGTCGCGCACGGTGGCGGGCAGCTGGGCGGCGGTGAGCAGGTCCTCGACGGCAGGCATAGGCACCTCGGGGCAGAAAGAGGGCCGGGGCGGCGCGAGGCCGCCCCGGCCCGAGCAGGCACGGGAGGGGAGGGCGTGCCCGCCGCTACACGGGAAGCGTCTGGCCACCGCCGAAGATGACGGTGGCGCCGATCAGCAGCGTGGGTGTGGCGCCGCCGGTGAGGTCCACCGTCTCCACGAAGCGGAGCCGGTCATGCGCGGCCGGCACCACCTCCTGGAGGTCCACGTCCAGCTCCGCGGCGGTGCTCGCGGTGGTGACGGTGAGGCTGACGGCGGCGCCGTCACGGTTCTTCGCATCCGTCCACGTGGTGCCGTCGGCGCTCGTCTGCATCTTGTACGTGGCGGTGAAGGAGCTGGGGCCGTTGGCGGCCGCGCCCGTGACGACGGAGAGGACGAGGCTGCGGTAGGTGCCGAAGGCGAAGGCGGCGCCGTTGCGCGTGCCCGCGGCGTTGGCCGCCGGGGCATGCGAGAGGTTGGCCGCGTGGATGAAGGCGCCGATGTTATTGCGCGTCGGGTGCATGGGGCTGTCCTGGTTGAGGTTGGAGAGGCGGCGCGCGGACTACCCGCCGTAGTTGGCGCCCGTGAGGAAGGCGAAGGCCTGCCGGTGGCGCAGGGCCCAGTCGCCCTCCCACACCGCCCGCAGCGTCATCTGGTCCGCCTCGAAGTCGCCGGTGGACTCGCCCACCGTCACGTCCATGGCCGAGGCCTCGCCGTAGTACAGCTGCGCCGCCAGGCCGAAGCCGATGTGCTCCTTGCCCGCCAGTGACTCCGTCACCTTCACCGGGAAGCCGTTGAGGCGCGGATTCTCGAAGTCCTGGAGGCCCGGGAAGACGTAGCCCGCGCTGTCGCGCAGCTCCGAGAGGTAGAGGTGGTTGGCCGAGTCCATGAAGTAGAAGGGCAGGTTGCCCGCCAGCTTCAGCTTCGAGGCCAGAATCGGCTTGATGAGCTTGAGCTTCAGGTCGTTGCGGATGTTCTCCGCCGTCGTGCCGGTGATGGCATTCTTGCTGGCGTTGGGCACCAGCTCGAAGATGCCGGTGGGCTTCTTCGCGCCCTTGCCGTAGAGGCCCGCCAGGTCCGTCTCCAGCGCCATGGCCTGCGTCACCTCGCGGCCCACGTCGGCGGAGGCGGTGCTGTTGCCCAGGCGCATCAAGTCATTGGACATGGGCACCAGGGCCATGGCCTTGTGCGCGCCCAGCTCGACGGTGCCCGTCTTCACGTCGGACTTCTCCGGCGCCTGGGACTCGCCCACCCAGTAGACGGTGGGGCCCTGGTTGATGCGGCCGATGGTGAACTTGCCGCCGTAGCCGGAGACGGTGCGCGCGCCGGCCGCCAGGAGGATGGCGTCCTCGCGCAGCAGCTCGATGACTTCCTCGGAGCGCGTCTCGCGCGAGTAGAGGGCGCCGCCCTGCTCGAAGATGCTGCCGAAGACGCCCACCGACTTGCAGCGCTCCACGTAGGCCTTGAGCTTCTCCAGGCCCGGCCGGTTCGCGATGCCGAGCCGCTCGGCGCTCCGGACGTAGTTGGCCTTGATGAGGACGCCCAGGCGGGCCTGCGCGGTGCGGCCCTCGGGCGGATCCATCTGCAGGTCCTTCGCGCCGGACGTCACCGGGCCCGGGGCGACGGGGTTGGGACGCGAGGCGATGGCGGCCTCGGCAGCCTTCACGGCGGCCGCGTCCACCGCGCGCTGGAGGGACTCGGGGAGGGCAGGCGCTGCGGGCGGAGTGGCGGCCGTGGTGCCGGGCTTCGGCTTCGTCTTGTTCTTCATGGTGTGGCTCCGGAAGTCGGAAAGGGACTGCGGGGGTCGAAGGAGAGAAGGGGCGGCCTACGCGGCGAGGGCGGAGTACTCGCGCAGCTCGCGGCCGGAGAGGGCGGCGGCCTGGGCGGCGGTGAAGCCGAGGTGCTTGCGGACGCGGAGCCGGAGCGCCTTGGCCTCCTCCTCGTCGGGCTCCTCTTCCACGTCCTCCCTCTCCGCCTCGGACGCGGCCTCCTCGTCGGGCAGCTCTTCGCCTTCGTCCGGCTCCGCGTCCTCGCCCTTCGCCTCCGCGTCGTCGGCGGCTACCTCGTCGGGCTCCTCGTCTCCGGGCTCGTCCTCGCTGGCGGCCTGCTCCTCGCCGCCGGCGAGCCACTCCTGGAGCGAGGCGATGTCCGCAGCGAGGTTGGCGCCCACCGCCTCCGCGAGCGGCACCAGGACGCCGTCCTCGAGGCCCGCCGCGAGGAAGTCGGCGGCGAGTTGCGCGCTCGCCTGGAGGTGCGCGAGCAGCCCCTCCGCGAAGGACTTCGGCGTCAGCTCACCGCCCGTGTCGCCCGCGTCGCCGAGCTCCTTCTCTTCCTCAAGCCCCTCTTCGGGGGCGGCGCCCTCGGACTTGAGCGCGGCGAGCAGGGCGGCCTGGCTGGTGGCGAGCGCCTTGAGGGCCGAGGCCAGGCCCGGGCGCGCGCCGCGGCTGCCGAGCGAGCGCAGGCGCACCGCGTCAGCGTTGGCGGGCACGTTGACGATGGACACCTCCAGCAGTTCCACAAGAGGGAAGTCGAAGCCGCCCTCGGCGTTGGGCACCGGCTCCTCCACCGGCACGAATCCGATGGAGCACGCGCCCAGGCTGCCCGCCTTCACCTTGCCGGCAATCGTCTTGGACAGCTCGTCCACCTCATCGAAGACGGGCGCCATCACCCACGCGTCGCCCTCGCGGTAGCAGCGCGCGAAGCCCACGGGCGGGCTCCAGCTGTTGTGCTCCCACAGCAGCGGCACGCGCACCTCCTCGCCGTCGGCCTTCACCGCGAGGACGCGATCCCCGTGCCGGTCGAGGTTGGGCGAGGTGATGCGGAAGACGGGAGCGCCGGCCGCGCCTTCGGCGGGCGGGGCGGCGCTGAGCAGCTTCTGGCGGATGGACTTGGGCTTGCGCATGCCCAGGGAGAAGGGGCGGCGCCCGTCGCTACACGCGGTCCTCCTCGCCGCTGCGGTCGCGCGGCGGATTGGGCGTGGCGTTCGCTGCGGCGGACTCCACGTTGTTGCCCCCGCCGGCGCCGGGCAGGGGCTTGGGACGCTGGCCCTCCAGCTCCGGCAGCTCCGGCAGGTTCGCGAAGCGGCGCCACTCGTTCCAGGTGACGCCCTCGGTGGGAGGCGTCGTCATCGCGCGGAAGGTGCGCTCCCACTCCTGCGGACGCGGGTCCTCGTAGTCGAGGATGACGTCCCGGTCGATGAGGGGCACGAGGCAGTGCTGGTACCACGCGCGCCAGAACTCCAGGCGCGGCGCCACCGCGTACTCCGCCAGGTGGTACTTCGCGGCCTCCGCCGTCGCGCGGTTGCTGGAGGTGAGGTCGCCCACCAGCTCCGGCGGGACGCTGTACGCCTGGCGCACGTAGGAGCGCAGGCTGGCCGCGAGCTCCTTCGCCTGCAACTCGCGGTAGTTCACCTGCACCTGGGCGAGGGTCACGTCCGACGGGGCGAACCACACCTTGCCCGCGTTGGCGGGCCCGCGGAACTCCGCGTTAAACTTCTTCTGCATGTCCTCGGCGGCCTCGCCGGTGGTGCTGCCGTCGTCGTTGTTCTTGCTGCCCAGGCCGACGATGGCGGCGGGGATACCGCCGCGCTCGAAAGTGGCCTTCGTCGCCTTGTCGATGGCCTCGATGGTGTCGAGCTTGTCGCCCAGCGCAAGGCCTCGCCCGGCGCCGCGCCCCTCGGGATTGGCCGGCGCGAGCGCCTTCGCCCAGAGGACGTCGGACTCCGGCACCCAGCCCTGGTACTGCTGGTAGGAGATGAAGAAGGCGGGGCGGCCCAGCGCGGGCGTCATCGTCACGTTGTGGGGCGGCACCACCTCCCAGCCCACCGGGCGCCCGTCCGCGCCGCGCAGCAGCACCAGGAAGGCCTCGCCCACCAAGTCCACGTGCAGCTGCGCGAGCTTCCGGTACTCGCGCCCGGGGAAGCGCGGGTGCGGCGACTCCAGCAGCGTCAGCAGTTCATGGGCATCCAGCTCCACCAGCTCGCCGCGCGCGGTTGAGTCGGCCAGCGCCTTGCGGCGCTTCCGCCCGTCCAGTGACTTCCACCGCGGATCCATCCGCTTCTCGCCGGGACGCACGCGCTTGAAGGCCTTCCACTGGGGCGTGGCCACCGCGTCGGCGATGGTGTCCACCACGGTACGTAGCCAGTCGTCCTCCTCATAGGCGAGGAGGACCTCTCGGCTCCCCCGGCGCGGACTGAAGCTGATGAGGGGTAGTGCGTGGACGAGCTGCGGCTTGCCGCCAGGCGGGCCCGGCACGAGGCCGAGCGCTTTGGCGACGCGGGAGAGGAGAGAGGCCATGCCCTAAGACAAGGGGTGGTCCATGCCGCGTGCGAGGCGGATACGCTCAAAATGCCATCAGCCACACTCAGACTGACCACGCTGAAGCTCACGTGGCGCTCTGCTATGGTGCGGCAATGCACGTGCAATTTGACACAAATACATTCGGAGATGTGCTGGAGAATGAGGGGTGCCTTGAGTTGCTTGTGGATATGGCGCCGAAACTTGACTGGTGGGTTTCGATCTCGCTAACCGCGCTTCCCGAGGTCTTAGGTATGGATGATGAGCATTATCAGCTGAGCCGTGCGCGACGCATCTTGGAGTTGCGCCAGCGACTGGGGGGAAGGTTCTTCATTGCCCGGGGCTGGGAAAGCTTGGCCTTCTGTGAACTTTCAGTTGGCATAGACTCTCCCTTGCATTTGCCGTCTCCAGAGGTGGATGAGATTTATTACTACCTGCGCACCGCCGTGGAAACACAGAGTCGCGATGCAGGAAGAATGTTCGTATTCACCAAGGCAATGCGCGAGTACAAGCGTAATGCGCGCGAGATGTTTGACCGAAACAAGCAGCGGCTTGCGTCGATTTGGCGCGACCAAAAAATTACTCCTCGAACCATGGGGAGTATGCTGGCGAAATACACCGTTGCGTCAGTCCCTGACTGGCTGGTTTCGGGACTTGTTCGGGATAAGTATGGGCGCTCGCGCTATCAGCTTCGGTCTATTTATGCGAGACCGAAACGATTTAAGGCCATTCTGGGATGGTCGTCGCTTGTGAATATGGTGATGTTTGCTGATATCATTCCGCCTGGACTAATTAGTGGGCATCCATCTCTGGGGATGCTCAAACGCCATGATAACGATTGGTATGATGCTGGGGTGGCAGCCTCGTCAGCATATTGCGATGTTTTTGTTACACATGACAAGACTTTGCGCCAGCGGTGTGAGTTTATGTGTGGGAAGGGAATGTTTCATTTTCGCCTGACGGGGCTCAAGGAACTCTTGGGGCCAGGATGCCCCTGATGCTACGGCTCAGAGGGTTGCTCAGGGTCTTCTGAGTTAGCCGCAGGTTCTGAGGCGGCGCCGATGTTCCGACGCATCTTCACGACGTGCTTGTAGATGGGCCACACCATGGCGTCCACGCGGTCATCCCGCGCGTGTCCGCCAGGCGCCCCGGTGAACTTGCCGAGCTGCTCCTCGAGCTTCTCGTGCTTGCCCACCATATGCACGAGGCCCGCCGCCGCGAGCATGGAGACGGGGGCCGCGCGCTCCGCCTTCGAGTTGCGCGCACGCTCGGTGATCACCTTCACCTTCGCCAGGGTGTGGATGGTGGACGTCACCATGCTGCCGCCCGTGTTCGTCTCCGCGAAAATCCACGCGCGCGGCCGGTCCGAGCTGTCCTTCTTCGCGTGGAGTTCCCAGGCCTTGAGCGCGGCCACCGCCTTCTTCGCCCAGGCCGCCGGCTCCGGGCTCTTGAGTGAGAGGTCCGCGAGCACGTAGGCGTGATCGCGCCCGTCTTCCTCGCGACGCACGCCGACCACCACGATGCCGTGCATGTCCGCGCCCTTCTTCTCGCCGGTGGCGGGGTCCAGGCCCACCACGATGAAGTCGAAGACGGAGGGCGCGTCCTTCGGCTTCACGCGCGAGGCGTTCCAGTCCACGCCCCGGAAGAGCGCAGGGTCCAGGTCGAACTCCAGCTCGCCGTAGAACTCACGTCGGCCGATGGCGCTCTTCTTTGCGTCCAGGGCCTGGAGGGCGTAGTCGTCGTCCAGGTGGGCGCTGTTGTCCAAGGTGCTGGAGCGCGAGAGGACGAGGCCCCGGCGCTGCTTGAGAATCTCGCGGAAGAGCTCCGTAGGCGCGGGCGTGGTGGTGATGACCTTGCGGCTGGAGAGCCCCAGCCGCCGCATCCGCGCGGACGTGCCGCGGCCGACGCGACCGCACTCGGTGAAGACGGCGACGGGGTCCTTCTTCCAGGCCACCACCTCGTCCAGCCACTCGAAGGTGTAGCCGTAGCCGCGGAACTTGTCCGCGTCGGCTGCCGGCAGGTAGTCGGCCTTCACGCCGTTGGGGAAGACGAGCTGCTTCTTCGACTTCAGGTGCTCAGGGCGGAACCACGGGGGCGCCAGGGTGAGGATGCCGCTGGGGCCCTCCAGCTGGTTCTTCTGAATCTCCGTGTACGTCGGGCCGACGATGAGGATGCGCGCCTCGGGGTCCACCTTCGCCTCGCGGATGACGGAGGCCGCGCCTGCGTGCGTCTTGCCGGCGCCGCGCCCACCGAGGAGGAACCAGGTGCGCCAGCGGGCGTACTCCGCGGACACCATGTCCGGGGGCTGCTGGGCGGGGCGGAGGGAGTACTCCGGTTCGTAGTAGAGGACGAGCAGCTCCTGGGTGGAGAGGCCGAGCCGGTCCGCGAATCCCTCGGTGGTTCCGAACTCCGCTCGAAGCTGGAGCGCCACCCGGTCCAGGACGGAGTGCCGGCCGTGCGTCTCCGGGCGGATGACGGGCAAGCCCTTGAGCAGGTCCTTCCCGGCGGTGACAGCGGCGGCCTTGGCCATGCCCTCCGAGAAGGGGCGGCTACTCCTCCGCCTCCGCCGGAGCTGGCATCGCCTTCTTGGCCTCGTTGTCGAGGAACCGCGCCAGCCGGTCAGCCAGCGTCTTCTGCGCCTCCTCCGGGGTGACGAGCTCGAAGGCACCACCGTCGCTACTGGTCGTCCCCACGGTGCGAGGCAGGGTGAAGTTCTTCGGGTCGCTCAACCCCAGGCGCCAGCGCAGCCACTTGTCGTTGAAGGCGCGGTTGCCGATGTTCTCCATCGCGGCTGCTTGGAGGACGCGGCGGAAGTGCGCGGCGGCCGCCTCGTACTCCATGACGAACGCCGTGTAGATGTCCTCCGTCTCGCGCTCGATGGCCTCCGCGCCGCGCGTGCGCCAGCCCTGGACGACGGTGTCCGTGGTGCCGACGGCGGCAGCTGCGTCGCGCAGGGTGTCGCCTGCTGCGATGCGCCGGCACAACTGCGCGCCGAGCTGGGGCGTCAGCGTCGTCACCGGCCCGGGCTTGCCCAGGGGCCGGTAGTTCAGGAGCGGGTCGAGACTCACGGCCTCGTTGGGCTCGCGCTCGGCCCCGGAGTCGCGGTGGCGGGCCATGCCTTCCAGAAGGGGCGCCAGTGCGCGCGCGCTTCGAGGCGCCCGAGCCCACATGCGAGCGCAGAAGACGCGCCAGCGGGCCGCCAGGAACGCGCAGAGCCCAAAAAATCAGGGGGTCGTCTCAGAGATCGCCGGGGATTTCCGGGAGATTTCCGCAGCGCAGGATTGCAGCGCGCCGAGCAATCCTTCCGGCAGGCGCAGATGTGGGTTTCCCACCCCAGGGGGAGGGGTCACCTATTCAATGGGGTTGTAATGTGCCCTTGTCCTACATGCCCCTGCCCCGGCGTGACCTACGTAGGTCACGGCCTCGCTGGATGCGCCCGTAAGTCCCCGCGCACGCACGCCACTCGCCGCGCTGGGAGCAGCAGGATGCTCCCAGCGCGGCTTCACGCCTGTCGGCCTACGCGAGCTGGTGTGCGAGCATCGCGAAGAACGCGACCACCATCGCAACCGTCAGGAAGAGCGCGATGAGGGCGTTGATCTGCTGTGCGTTCAGGTTCTTGGCGGCGCGGATGACTTCCCGCAAGACCTTGATGGCCATCTTCATGTGTGACCCCTTGCCGAGGGAGAGGTCGAACGCTCGGCTTAATCGTTTAGCGAGGCGCCCCGATACTGTGCAGGTGGGTGCTGTGCTTACCGCTCCGCGAATTGAACGGTGGCGCCGGCTGGAGCGCGACCCATGAGGCCGGGCGGGCAGCGCCTGGGTGCCACCGACTACGACGCGGAGGACAACCCCATCCCGTGAACGTGGCCTGGATGAGGCGCACCAGCGGCGGGCGGACATCGGTGTCGTGCATGCCCGGGTGGAAGGGGTGTCTCTCCGCGTGGTGGCCCGATCATCGAATGCATTCATTTCGTCAGTCGGCCCCGTGCACGCGACCAGCGCGGACGCCTCCAGGTGGGTGGACTACTTTCGGTGCCCGTGCCCGGACCTAGTCCACTCAGGGGTGCCGTCCCTCTGGCGCCGAGTTGGACTGGTCCGGAGGCACTCCCGACTTCCAGTCCAGTGGGCGGTGGCGAAGTCGCGCGGCATGGGCGCCCCTTCTCCCGGGCATGACCAAGCATGAGGGGAGCCGCGGATGAGCAAGGCGACTGCGACGGTGAAGGTTCGGCTTGTCGTCGAGGTGAAGGTGAATTCCGCATGGGGCGATAACTGCACCGTGGGGCAGGTCCAGGAGCAGGGCACACGCGAGGCCATCGCCACGGTCACGCGACTGCTCACGGACTCGGCGGCATCGGTGGTTCAGGTGGACGCCTGCGTGATGACGCTGAGCCGCGAGCCCGCGCGATGAAGACGCTCGTCGTGGTCCTCTGGCTGGCGTGGTTCCAGGTGACGACGGTGGCGGCCCTCCTCTTCCTGCGCCTGGTGCTGTGGGCATCCGGCATTCCAGCCGAGGAGGGCTGGCGCATCGCCATCACCTTCGTCGCGCTGGGCGCGGGCGTGCTCACCGCCGCGATGCTCACCACCACCGACGCGCTGGAGGAGCAGGCTCGGGCGCTCCTGGAGTGGCGCGCGTGCCGGCGGCACCAGCAGGCCACGCCGCGCCAGGTCGACGAGCAGTGACGTCCTGCTCCTGTCCCCGCGAGCGCGAGGACCTGCCGTGCCCGGTGCCAGGATGCCCCGCAGGCGTGGCGCTCCCGCGCGGCTTCCACCGAGGTCCGGACGGCAGGCGCTGGCGCCGTGAGCTCGTCCCGGGCCCGCCCGGCGCGGTGTCCCGGTGGGCGTGGACGCGCTGGGCGCCCGCCGCGCCTCGCAGTCCACGCGCTCCCGGCTGAGGCTCGGATTCACGAATTACGAAATCCGTTAAGCCGTGCCTCGGCGGGGAGGCGCCCCTTCTGTCCGGGCATGCCCCCCATGAGTCCTGAGTTCGCCGCCGTCCTCGTCCTGGCCGTGAGCCAGCTCCTCGTGCCGCTCCTCAACGGACTGCTGTCACGCCGGCAGACGAAGCACGAAGCCGCCGTGGATCAGGTGCCGCTGCTCGTGCAGTCCCTGACCGCGGTGGCGCAGGACGTGCGCGACATCAAGGCCGACCTGCGCGTGGTGAACGAGCACGGCGCGAAGCTCCAGACGCAGGACCTGCGACTCCGGGCCCTGGAGGACTGGATGGGCACCGCACGGCCGCAGCTGCACCAGGTGGTGAACCACGTCACGGTACTGATGGGGGAGCGCACCTCTCGGCAGCTCCAGCATGCCGCGAACGCGGTGGCCAAGGACACGGGCTCTGGCATCCCGTGAAAGGCCATCGAGTCGGCACCATGCCGGGCGTGCCCGTGTTGGGTAGTCAGACGCATTGCGCAGCGGCTCGCAGGCAATACGGGTACGGGCCCATTTGCTAGCACGAGAGCGGGTGCCGCTCGAATCGCACCGTTGACTCCTCTGTAAGAAACATCCGCGCCCGCCGTTCCACCCGTTCAACCTGAGTGGCGCAGTCATATATGAGCACTTCGCATGGGTTCTCGCTTTTGTGCTCACCGAGACCAACGCTCAGGATGTGCCCAAGCTCCGCGTCGAGCGCAGAGAGACTCAGTCCGTAGATGACGAGCCTTGGAGCCTTTGCAATGTATTTCCACATTGTCGTGATCCGGAGCGCCATCTCAGCTCGCTCTGCATCCGGCCTGAACGGCTCTTCTGTCCATTCGCTCGGAAGGTAAAGGAGCGATGGATTTGCAATGCTTCCATGGATATGCAGAATCGCTGATGGCGAACAAATATCCTTCTCGAGGAGCATGTCCCAGTTGGCGGTTATGAATATGTGCTTTCCCCAATGGCCGTTCCTGTAAATGTCTACAAACTCCTTCCGAAGGTGCAGTTCTCGCCGCTCTGTTGCGTCGCCAAGGTGCCGTGAGATGGACTTTTTTAGTGACAAGTCGAATTCCGACCACTGTGTTATCAGCTGGTTGTTGATGGTCTGATCGATCTTTTCATGTCGCCTGTTCTGTTCGAGGAATCGCCTCTGGTAGACGTGGGTAGCGAAAAAGTAGTTTGCCGCGTCGGGGTCAGTCCCAACGTGCGCTTCTGGTCTGAACTCGTTGATTGCTGAGAGGACCGGCGCCCATCCATTCTTGTCGATGCCAGAGCCGACAAGAAATACGGTATCGAGGCTTGGGACTTCGTTGGGCTCTGTTCTCAATCTGGTGCCTTGTGTGTTGGTTTGGTTGCTGGGTGCGCTCTGAAACGGTCGCTGGAGGCCGCAGCCCCCACATTCATCCCAAGTCAATGGGCGTGCCGCTTCGCGAGAATAGCGCCGCCAGTCGTGCGAGCCAAAAGCGCCCCTTCTCCGGTGAACACCCGAAGTCCCCGGAGCCCGCCGTGCCCATCATCACCTCGCAGCGCGCCGCCTTCCTAGCCATCGTCCTCGCGCAGATGCACGCGCCCTACCGCTGGGGCGCGAAGGGCGCGCTGGTCTCGAAGGATGGCGCGCGCCTCTTCGACTGCTCCGGCCTCGTGACGTGGGCCTTCCACCAGGTGGGCGGGAAGGACTGGCGGGCGACGCACAACACGGACCGGTTGTGGGCGGAGTGCGTGCCGGTGGCGATCGCGGCGGACCTGCAGCCCGGGGACCTGGTGCTGTACGGCCGCGCGGGCCACACGACGCTGCACGGCAGCCCGCCGACCGATGTGGACCCGAACCACGTCATGGTGCACGTAGGCGCGGGCGTGGTGGTGGGCGCGTCCGGAGGCGGCAGCAAGACACTCACGCTGGAGGATGCGGCGCGCGATGACGCGAAGGTGAAGGCCTTCACCCGCGTGACGTACCGGCCGGACGTGCTGGGCTTCCGGCGCCTGCCCTTCGTCTCCTGATGGGCTCGCCTCCTCGATGCCGCCTGTGTGGCAAGCGCCTGGGCCAGTGCGACCATCCGCGCTGGTTGCCGCGCCGCCCCTTCCTGCTGGTGCCGTGCAGTCCACCCGCACGCAACAACGCGCAGCATGAGCGCTTACTGCAATCAGGGCAGTGTGAAGCCTTGGGGAACGCAATACGTGCTCAGGGAGGGCTGATAGAACCAACAGCTCGTGTCTGGAGGACAATCTCCCCCATATACCCATGCCCCCTGGGCGTTACAGACCAGCCACCCACCACTACCTGGTGCGCATGCGTATGAGATGGGCGTGCAGGCTCCCCCTACTACTTGGCCGGACGTGGCGCTTTCCTTCTGGCCGGCCTCCGTTGGCGCTCCGTAATTTGGGGTCGACGGCTGAAATGCAAGGATACCTAGGACAGCCAGCAGGATTGAAGCTGTTCGCATGATCCGCTCCTTCAGGCGCTTGGCCGTTCAGCGGCGGCGAAGCGCCGTTGGCTGATGGCCACGTTGGCACATAGCATCGGCCGCGCCGTCCACAACCAGCACGGCATCCTGGTGTGCGCGGCGGACATCACGGTCGTCAACAGCTACGGCTCCGTGGCCCTGCTCGTGAAGCCGCCCAACGCGCTGCCCTTCCCGGTGAGCATGGCCCGCCAGGCGGCCACCGAGGCGCCCATGGACGGCTGCTGGAACTGGATGCCGCGCGTCTGAGCCGCCCCTTCTGCGTGGTGCAGTCCCACTCGCACCACGCAGGAGCAGCACCATGAAGAAGCGCCTCACCATCGTCACCACCGCCGCGCTCGCGGCCATCCTCACCGCGCCCCTGGCTCTGGCCCAGTCGTCCACGCCCACCAGCGCGGAGCTGGCCCCCGTCTCCGCTCCCGTCGCGCTCGCCACCCTGGACGCCGCGCCGGCCGTCCTGGCCCAGGTGTCCGCCGGGGCCGGCGGTAGCTCCTGGAAGGAGCTGCTCACGCCCACCAACATCGGCATCGGCATCGGCGCGATCACCGGCATCCTCGGCCTGTTCGCGGGGGGATGGTCCTGGCTCACCGCGAAGCGCAAGCGCATCGTCGCGACCGTGGCCTTCCACGCCTTCCATGTGGTGGAGGACTTCGCCGCGATGGACGAGGAGGAGAACGCCCTCGACAAGGTGGCCAAGGGCCTGGAGGTGGCGGACTCCTGGCTGAAGGCCAATGGCTGGCGCCCGCTGAAGGCCTGGGAGCAGGAGGCGGTGAAGCTGGAGTTCGCCTCCATCCACGGCGCGCAGAAGGCCGACGTGAAAGTGCGCGCGGAGGCGCTGGAGCTGGCGCTGGGCGCCATCGGCAGCACCGCCGCGCTGGAGCCGGTCGCCACGGCGGCGGTGGCGTCGGTCCCTTAGATGCCCCGCGGCGTGAAGTCGCCGCGGGGCTGTCGCGGGTGCTGAGCGATGTGCCGGTGAAGTCCGGCTACCTGGAGGCCTCCGCTGGTGCCTCTTCCCTCACGGGCGCCTACGCGCGCCTAGAGGGTGGGGCGAGGCTCCGGCAGGACCTGGGCCTCTTCGCCTTCGCAGAGGCCAACCAGCGGGAGCGGATGGTCGGCGCCGGCATGCGGTGGACGTTCGGCTGGTGACGCAGATTTCGTTGTGCGCTGGTCCAGAAATAATGAGGCCCGCTCCGTTGTGACGGGCGGGCCTCTAGTGTCTTGGTTTTAGGCGCTACGCTTACTGAGGCTCGTGGCCAGGGTGGTAGTAGTTGAATACCACCAGGATTGAGCCATCAGGCATCCGGCGGTTCTCGGACACCTTCACCAAACTTCCGGTGATTGGCTGACTGCATGCTGCGCACTTCGCTTTGATTTTAATCATTACTTCTCCTAATTGGTTAGTTGTTATTGGTGCTGCGTGGGGGATTATGCCACATCTTTTCAGAGGTTGCAAGGTCCTTGGAGTTATGATGGCGCGCTGAATCCTTGCACCTCGTGACTGGGCAGGGCGTCCTGGTGGGCGATAGCCCCAACTGCTCCCATCCACGCGCCGCAGGTGGCGCAGAGGTAGATGCGGCAGCCGCCGGCCAGGACCTGGGCGGCCACCTCCGGATGCAGCACCAGCAGGTCGAGCGCTCCGGACGGATGGGCGCGCGGGATGCCGGCACGGCGGAGTTGGGCCGCGAGGGCTTCCACCCGAGTCCATGCGGCTCGGGAGAGGTGCAGTCCGTCGATGCGGACGGTGCTCCCAGCGGGCGCCTTGCGCCGCTCCGGGGGCGTCTTCGTCTTGTCGTGGGTGGGCACCGGGCGGACTTCGCACGCACGGGCACGGGAGCCAAGGGACAGGCGGGGCGGCATCCCTCGTGCACCACGCGCGCGCGTGGTGCGACCCTCGCTCCACGCCCCCGACGAGGCCCCCAGAGTGAAGTCCTACTTCCAGACCGACACCGTCACCCTGTTCCACGCCGACTGCCGAGACGCACTGGCCGGACTCCCGTCCGAATCCGTGGACGTGCTGCTCACCGACCCACCCTACGGGATGGCCTACGAGGCCAAGGGGAAGAGCGGCGCCGCCATTCGCGCGGACGGCTCCCGCCAGGGCATGCGCGTCTTCCGCCAGGCGCTCACGGCTGCGGGCCCCGCGCTGAAGCCGGACCTGCACGCCTTCGTCTTCTGCCACTGGGAGAGCTGGCCGGACTTCTTCGACGCGGCCAGCGCCCACCTGAAGATCAAGGGCGCGCTGATGTGGTGGAAGGCGCGCGGCGGCATGGGTGACTGCGCCGCCAGCTTCGCGCCGGACTACGAGGTGGTGTTGCACGGGGCCGGGCCAACGCGCCGCGCGCTCGCTGGCAAGCGGCACGGCGCCGTCCTCGATGGCTACCCGCCGGTGCCCGCGCGTGCGCGCACGCACCCCACCGAGAAGCCGGTCAACCTGCTGAGCTACCTGCTGGAGCGCTCCTGCCCCGCGGGCGGACTCGTCCTGGATCCGTTCGCCGGCAGCGGGGCGACGCTGGTGGCCGCCCAGCAGCTCGGGCTGCGCGCCGTGGGCGTGGAGCTCGAGGAGCGCTACTGCGAGGCCGCCGCCCGCCGACTGGAGGCTGGCACCGCCCTGTCCCTCGCGGCCTGAGTCCCCTACGCGCTGAGGTGCTCCACAACCTCCAGCGCCACGCGTGCGCCGAGCACCTGCTGGGCGTGGTGCTCGGCCGCGCGGTACTCAATCCTTGCTGCTTCCAGCCGTGTCCGCGCGGCTGGACTTCCGTCCGACTCACGCTGCGCCCGCTGCAACTCCAGCTCCGCCCGCCCCAGGCGCCTCGCGAGCGCCTCCCTCGTCGTCGTGTCCATGTGGCCAGGGGAAGAGCAGGAGGCGTGCCGCCAACTCGTCGCGCCGCCCCTTCTGTCCAGGCATGGACAACACGACGGGTGCCAGGTGAGCGGCAGTAGCGCAACGCCGTGCGAGGTGCGGCTGGTGCTGCCGTACCCGCCCAGTGCGAACACGTACTGGAAGCCCTCCCGGGGCCGCGGACTGGTGCCCTCCGGCGAGGCCCTGGCCTACAAGGCGACCGTGGCCCGGCTGGTGGCGGCCACCGGTGCCCAGCCGCTCGCCGGGCCCGTGCGCCTCTCCCTCACCGCGTTCCGCCCGCGCCGCGTGGGCGACCTGGACAACACGCTGAAGGTGCTCGGGGACGCGCTCAACGGGCTGGCCTGGCTGGATGACGAGCAGGTGGTGGCCATCCACGCGGAGCGCGCGGACGACGCGAAGGCGCCTCGTGTTGAGCTCGTGGCCACGGCGAAGCGGCACGCCACGCCGGAGGAAGCCGCCGCACACCGGCAGGCCCGGGCGGAGAGGGCCGCGAAGGCGCGGGCCACTCGGAACCGGAACCGCGCGGCGAAGGCGAAGGGGCAGGTGTCCCGGAAGCGGCTGGCGGACTTGGCGACGCCCGCGGTGAAGCGGGTCCGGGTGGGTGGCGCTGTCGGGTAGGCGTGGTAGCTGAAAAGACGACGGGCCCGACCGGGGAAGACGGTCGAGCCCGTATAGGCCAGGAGCGCTGGGGGAGCACCGCTGGGGACGCCAGTATACCGCCCCTGCGCGCGCGCAGGGGCTGGAGTCCTCGATGCCCGCCTGTGCCCTTCGTCTTGCCGCTGCCCGCCTCCCGACGCTCCCGCCCGGCCCGCCGCCGGCGCCCACCCCTGACGATGAAATGGAGGCGCTGCTCCACCTGCTGCGCGAGCTGCCCGACGGCTGCCCGGAGCAGCACCGCGCGGCGGGCCGCCTCGCGGTGCTGGTGCGGCCGCACCTTGTGCGCGCGGCCAGCTCCGTCGCCCGCCGCTGGAAGGTGCCCGCGGAGGACCTGGAGCAGGAGGGGCAGGTGGCCACCTTCAAGGCCTGGCGCCGCTTCGTCCCGGGCCGCGAGCCCGGACTCTGCCTCTATCCGGCCTACGTGCTGCGCCTCGCGCGGCAGGCCATGGAGCGCTACGCGGCGGGGGAGCGCAGCGCCGTCCACGTCACTGACCACGCCCTGAAGCGGCTGCGGCGCGCGAAGAAGGCGGCGCGGAAGGAGGGCGTGCCGGTGTCCACCGCACTGCGTGCCCAGGGGCTGGAGGAGGCCTCCATCCTGACGCTGGGGGAGGGCTCCATCTCCACCGTCTCCCTGGACCAGCTGATGGCCGGCGAGGACGGGCGTCCGGACGCTGCGGCGAACGCGGAGACGCGGCTGGATCTGGTGGACAGGACGGCCGCGCGTCACCAGCACGTGGCCGAGCGTGAGGCGGCCCTCACCGCGCTGTACCAGCTGCCCCGCCTGCAGCGCGTGGTGGTGCAGTCCCTCGCGGGCTACGGCCGCGCCCCGGGCGCGGAGCCCTCCGAGCGCACCGTGGCGCAGGAGCTGCGCCTGCCGGTGGACCAGGTGCACCGGTTGCACGCCCAGGGCCTGAAGCGGATGCGCGAGGCGATGGACGCCAAGGGGCTCGGGCCGGAGCTGCCCGCGCGCGCCGCGGGGAAGCTGCGCCAGCGCCGCGCGGCCGCACCCCGGGACGTGCAGCCGCGTCCGGCGGGGCAGGGGGCCCAGTTCGGCCTCGCGCTGCCTGCCGTGGAGTCCCGCCGCCCGTCGGCGTGGGGCGCGTAGCCTTGCCCACCATCGTCGCGAATAGGGCGGGCACGTGCACCGCCGCCGGGTGCGGCGGGCGCATCCTCAAGGGCGAGTACGTGGAGTACTCCGCCGCCACCGGCACGCGGCACCTGGTGTGCGCGAGCGCGGACCAGGGCAGGCGCCCCAACCTCAAGGCGGGCATGTGCCGGTGCGGCGCCCAGGTGGCTCCGCGCGAGGGCACCCTCGTGCTGAAGGAGTCGAAGCGCGGGGCCAGCTTCCGGAAGGAGTGGCTGGTGCAGTGCTCGCGGTGCGCGTGAGCGCCCGTCAGTCCAGGTCCTCCAACTCCAGTTCCGCCTGCTCGCGATAGAGAGGCACCACCTCCACGGCGAGCAGGTCCTCCAGCAGCTTCCGGGCCCCGGCTTTATCGCCCGCCTTCGCGAGGTCTCCAGCCAGCATCCTCGCGCGCGCCAATCGCATGGAGCCCTCGCGGATCCGTGCGCGGGCCTCCCGCAGAAGCGTGGTCGCGGCAGCTACGTCCTGGACGGCAGCCTGCGCATCCGGCTCCGGGATGGCCACCTCTCGCGCAGTTCGCAGCAGCAACTCGCGCACGTCGGGGGTGAGCGCCAGTGTTTCGCCGGCCTCGATGCGCGCGGCGAGCGCACGCACCTCGTCCCAGTTGATGTCCTGGCTCATGCTGCTACCGTCCCTTCCGTTGCCGGAAGCATCGGTCGTGCGGCCACTCCCCCTGCTGACCCTCACAGAGGCGGAAGCAGTCGTAGCAAGGGCCAATCCAGTCCTGATTCTGGCACTTCTCGTACTCGTTCATGCAGTAGCGCTTCCACTCTGGCAGGTCCTCGCGGGCCAACTCCTTGGCGACCCTGGCGGCGAAGAGGATTTCCTCCGCCTCGAAGTCCGTGGCGCCACACCGCGCGGGGTTGCCCGGGTGCGTCTTCACGCAGCAGCTGATGGTGGAGTCCTGGGGGCCGCACTGCGCCTGGGCCAGGTACACCGCGGTGGCGCTGGGCTGGGTGTCACTCGCCCGCGCATGGGCACTGCCGCCACAGCCCGCGCCCACCAGCGCGAGCACAGCCACCAGCATGCTTAGACAACGGGTGTTCCGACTGTCCATGCATAGCTGCTTAGTCTTGATTTGCCTGGACTTCAATACTCCTCAGGAGGGAGCCAGGGCCGCGCCTGCTGGCCGGCCCCGGCCGCGACGCTCCTATGCAATGGGCGCGGGCAGCTCGTCCTCCACCTCGCGGAGACGCTCCACCGTGTCTCCTTCCTTCGGCTGGAAGGTGTCGCCGGGGAAGCCGATGAAGATGGGCAACCTGGCCGTCGGCTCCACGGACGTCACCTCGACCGCGACGCGCGAGCCCTTCAAGCGCAGCGCGTCGCCCCGGCGCACGTCGTGCTCCCCGCCTTCCACCGCGAGGTAGATGCCGCCGCCCTCCTCGTCGCGCGCCAGCGCCGACACCTTCATGGTGACGAGGGACGCAGAGTCGTCGGTGGCAGGCTGCTCCTTGTCTGTCACCACCTCCAGCGTATCCCCCACCTTCACCTTGAAGGCGGCGCCCGGCGAGGCGATGAAGACGGGCGCCTCTTCCGCCGGCATGACGTCCGTCACCTCGGCCGTCGCGGCAGTGTCCTGGATGCGCACGGTGGCGCCCTGGTGAACCGCTTCCAGTCCACGATTCACGGCGAGGTAGAGCCCGCCGGCTGCCTTGTCTTCTACCAGCCCCGTCACCTTCATCGTGCGCAGCGCGGGTGCGGGCTCCTTCGCCGGGGACGTGCTGCGTGTCGGGGTGGCCTGTCGCTGGCGCGCGCCGCGGAGCGCCTCCAGTTCCAGCTTCGCGCGCGTCGTCTCCAACTCGTCCTGGTTGCGCAGCACTTCCAGGAAGCGGACCTGCGAGCGCAGCGACTGCATCTGGGAGACGAGGGCGTCACGCTCCGCGCGCACCAGGTCCAGCTGCGTCTCCGCCCGCTCCACGCGGAGGCGCACCAGTACGTCCACCGCGCGCCACGCCTGGCGCTCGCGCGGCAGCACGTCCTCCCACTCCGGCAGCGGGTTGCCAGTGCCGTCGTGCCTGTCCAACGCCTCAAGGAAGGCGTCGCGTAGCGGCTTCACTTCTCGCTGGTCGCGCTCCAACTGCCCCAGTCCAATGCCTGCTCCGGTGCCTGTGTTCATGGTGCTGCCTCCTGCTGGTGGTGCTGCGGGTGGACTCGCGCGGAAGCCGCGCGAAGGTGAATGCGAGTGCGAAGCTCCGAATGCGCGATAGCCGCGCACGCCGAGGACCGGGGCAATCCCTCGGAGTAGGTGCGGGCGCTCAATGGGGGCCCGCCGCGTGAATGAGGACGGATCGAGCCGGAGCGCCGAGCCGTGCGAGCGTCGCCTCGATGAGCGGGAGGCATTCGTCGTGGAGCGAGGCGGCAGCGAACCTGTCGGACGCCTCCAGCACGAGCATGTCGCCGTCCAGCGACGGACTCAGGCGGGCGAGTTGCTCGGCCACGTAGCGCTTGCCGTCCGCGTGGAGCGCGGCCAGCACTTGGCCCCAGGTGGCGCCCGCCTCGGTGGCGGGCAGCGCCGGGCCGGCCGCTGGCGCGCTCTGGGCGCCCTGTCCCGGGACGTGCCGGCGCCATACCTCGGGGCTGACGAAAGCTCTCGTGGCGCACACCGGTTGGCGGGCCTGCCCCCAGGCGTCCTCTAGCCACGCAATCCATGCCGCGCGCAGGCGGGCCTCGTCGCCCCCGACGGCGGCTAGCGCGCCCGCGTACCAGGCGGCCCATCCCGGAGGGGGAGCCTCGGGGATGGCTCCCGGGAAGTGCGTGCAGCGCTGCTCCTGGGTCCAGGCGAAGAACACCTTGTCCGGGCTCGGCGCGTCCTCCTCCATCCACTTCGGCGGCGCCTTGCGGACGACAGGGGCCACCGGGACAGGGGACGTGTCCCCGCCGGTGCGGGACAGGGGGACAGCCGGGGACAT